ATGGCGGTCTTTCCCGCGGGAATAGCTCAGTTGGTAGAGCGCAACCTTGCCAAGGTTGAGGTCGCGAGTTCGAGACTCGTTTCCCGCTCCAGATTCAAGGATGCGGCCCAGTGCGGCATCCGGCAGGACCCGATGGAGGCAGTCGGGGCCGCCGTCCAGTACAACGGCGCGATGGCAGAGTGGTTATGCAGCGGCCTGCAAAGCCGTGTACCCCGGTTCGATTCCGAGTCGCGCCTCCAATCAAATCAATGACTTGAACCCGCTTCGGCGGGTTTTTTGTTGCCCGGCATCCTGTGGGATGCCTCCCGGCGTCAGAGCTGTAGCGCGGCGCGATAATTGGCACTGATTTGCGCGATAAATGACACCGCTCGGGTTTTCGCAGTGCGCAAACAAATTGCGCAGGATCGCGGCTACACCCACACTCCGCGTGGGTCGCCCACTCCCCGCTGGTACCACTCACCGGTGACCGGCTGCAGCGAGCCCTCGATCGCGCGAGTCGCAGCCCCCACCTCATTACCGCGAGCAACCGGCCGTGCATAGGTCTCGCCGAATCGATAGAGCTGCAGCGCAGTCCTGTTGAGCGGGACGATCCGCGCGCGGCGTGCGGCTGCAGAGAGGTCGCCCTGCGGCAGCATCAGCACGTCCAGAATACGGAGCCCCGTCGATATGCCCATCTCCCATGCCGCCGCGATCCACGTCCCGCTGCTGTTACGCGCGTGTGGCTGAGTGAGCAGTTTGTCGGGCAGCTTCCCGCAGAAGAACAGGCTGGAGGTTAGGTGCCAATCGTCGTCGTTGAAGCCGGCACCGGGGCCGGTCTCGTCGGCCTCGTGCACCACAACACCGTCTATGGAGACCACGGTGCTTTTATGCCCACCCGTCCCCCGCACCATCGACGGCTGCCCCACCTCCCACCACGGCCGGCGGTACTCGCCGATGAACGATGCGCTGTGCTCGATGGTGACCTCGGTGACCGACAGCACGTCGCCATCGACCAGGAGTGAGTAACGGGCGGCCGTGGTGACCTGGGAGACGCTCTCGAACGAGGCCGAGAGCGGGTCGTCGAACCCTTCCTCCGGGGGGAGCTGCTCCGATACCGCGTTCACGATGGAGACGTCGTGAGAGCCACTCACCGCCGCGTCCCACGAGACGTCCACCTCCGCCCACACCACCTCGCCGCCGGCGTCGTACCAGGCCCCCACGGGAACCCGTGCAGCCGCATGGACGGAATACGGGCGCACACTGCCCACCCCCTCCCGATCGGCGCTCGGGTAGGGGAGTCCGCTGAACCCGCCCAGCGGCGCGGTCACCCAGTGATATGCCTCCTCGCGTTCCGTGGTCACGTCCCCCACGCTGAGATACGCCACGTCGTCGTACTGGCCGGGGCCAGCGACCACCTCGACGTGCAGGTGCGTCATGTCCACCCCGGCGGAGCCCGTGTATTCGGGCGGCGTGCGGGTTCCGAGGCAGTCGGCGCGCCCCTTGAGCAGCGTCGCGCTCACCGACTTGTTGCCTGAGATGCTCAACTCGACCCACGCCACCGCCCGCCGTTCAGCCCGGATCTGCGCCCAACTCGTCGGTGAGTCCGCCACCCAGTAGACGAGTGGCGCCGCGAGCAGCGCGCGCGATCCGTCCGCGACCACATCGACCAGGTCGAATTCCGCGATGCCCGCACCGGCGGCGACGTTTTGTGTGTTGCCCGCGGCAGTCACTACCTGCACAGGCACCCCCTGCTGCAGATCGATAGGGACGGTATCCCGCGTCTCGATGCCGCCCGGCGCGCCGAACCGCCCGAATCGCCTAAATTCCAGAGAGAACACGCAGACATCGGGGACGCCCTCCGTGGCCACGACCCGCACCCGCCACGGCTGCCCATCCGCATCGAACCACAGCCACCCGCCCTCCATGGAGCGCCCGCCGATCATCGTCTCACTCGTGCCCGCCGAGGCGCTGTTGAGCAGCGCGTAGTCGCGCCACTCCCACCCGCGCGCGGCATCCCCGGCGAGCTGCGCCGGGGTGCGCGGCGGAGCGATCCAGCCCGAGCGCCGCACCAGAGTGACATCCGTGCGCGGTCCGGTGGGGATCTGCAACATCGAGCCGTCCGGCAGCGTCAGCCAGCCGTCGAGCACCAGGCCGTGATAGGGCAGCCCGAGCGCGCCGACGCGCGCCAGCGGGTGACTCCCCGGCGTCCCCTTATTCATCGGGCTCGTCCGGATCCCCAAACGTCGCCCGACTGCCATCCTTAAGCAGGATGCTCTTGAGGGGCTCGACCTCGAGGACGAACAGCCCGTCCGAGCTCGTGATGGTCCGCACGGGCCAGTATTCGCGCTGAGATGCATCATCCTCCTCGAACGCGCCACCGCCGCTCCCCGCCGCCTGCTGGGCGGTCAGCGACACCCCGCGCGTGCTCGGAATCGGCTGCGCCGGCGATGCCGGCTCCAGCGTGCGCCGGTGCGTGGGATCGCGCGGAATCAGACGCCGCAGCGAGCGGCCCAGATCGCTCGCAGTCGTCACACCACTTCCTCGATAACGACCGACGTCTGCAGCGCCAGGTCCAGATACACGCCCACCGTTTCGCCCGCGGGCGTCCAGCGCACCCAGAACGGCACCGCATTAGCCACACCGCTCTCGATCTCGGTACCGACCGCGAGCGCCTCGCCGGCCGTGGCGCTGGCCAGCCCGGCCTGGGTCAGCGCCAGGCGCAGGCTCGAGGCGGGCTGACCCGTCCCGGCATCGACATCGTCGATCTCGATCATGATCGGATCCGCGCCCGGGTCGGACGCAGCCCGGAAAATGCGGTCAGTCGCAGTACTCCCCAGCCAGAGCTGCCGATCGACGGTGCCGCCGCCGAGGATCTGCGCGAGCTCGGCCGGACCGACAGCGGTGACCGGCGTCGTCAGCGCGGCGTCGAGATAACCCTTCAGAGAGACGCTCATACAACCTCCAGTACCAAAAATCCGCCGGGCGAACCGGCATAGATCTCCTGCTCCACCACGGCAGCCTCGAGCAGCTCGGTGTGCGCGGGATCGACCTCGGGCAACTCTACAGTGAAATGCTCCGGGTAGCTTGGCGCCTCCGGATCGAACTCCGGCCCACTCCGTGCGTTCGTGAAAAACCCGATCTGCTCGGCCGACAATTCCGGGGCCCCGGCGACCGACCCGACATGATTACCGCACGCCCCCGACAGCGCCGACACTCGAATCTCTGGATTGCCGGGTGGCGCCTGGTCGAGCGCGAACGCCTCCTGCGGCATATACCCCACCGGCGCCACCGCCAGCGCCACGGTCGTGACCGCCGTACCTGTGTCGTGGTCATACACCTCGCGCCAGCGCCGCACGCGGCCCAGCGCAGTCACTGCGCCGGTCTCGATAGCCAGCACGCTCGTCAGATCGATCGTGGGGTCCGCCGGCATGTCGAATTCCACCTCCGACGCCCGCAGCGACTCCTGGATACGCCTCACGGCGCGGGCGACCAGCACGGCGGCGGCGGTAGCCAGCGCATCGCGCCCATCCTCGTCGCGGTCAGTGACATCGAGCCAGCTCTCGCCCGCCCCGGCCGGCACCGGCACCGTGTACCGGTCAGTGGGAGCGGGTAAGGGCAGGTAGCTGAGGAGCTGGGCCGCGTTGCTGGCCGGCGGCGGCCCGCTCAACCAGTCATCGATCTCGGCATCGACCTGGAGCGCAAACGACTCCGACAGCGGCCCGGCTAGCTGAACGGCGGCCGGCGCAAACGGATTGCGCACCACCACGCGGTAGTGCTCCTCCACTTGTTGCGCGTAGCGCCTGTGCGCCCGGCCGCGGAAACCCCGGCACAGCGCCGGGTCGTACAGCACGTACGCGCCCCCTCCCGGCAGGCGCTGCCAGCCCGTGGGGTAGCGATGGAACGTAATGTCGCCCACTGTCCAGCCGGAGCCTGTGAGCGCGTCGATCACCGCGTCGCTGGGCAGATGCCGCAGGCCGTGCTCACGGGCGTAGATCTCACCCCACCCATACTCCCACGCCAGCTCCACGCCGCGGACCTTGAGCCGCGGATAGCGGTATCGGATGTCGATCTCCACCCGCGGCGGCATGCTCGTGAGCGCTGCGAAAGTGGGGCGCAGGCTGCCGTCCAGATAGTGGGCGCGAGTCAGCGTGCGCGTGGCCGCGCCGGCGGCCCACGGGACCACGCGCGGGACCCCGTAAGCGTCCAGGCTGATGGACGCGGTGAGCGTGCTCATGCGGGCGTCGGCGCGCTCCCAGCCCGTCAGCGCCGGGTCGAACACTTGATCGGACCACGCCGCGCCCGCCGTCAGCGCGTCGATCTCGGCCACATCCATGTCGTCGATGTGCGCCTGCAGATTGTCCGTGCAGTGCAGCGTCACGACGCCCGTGTCGGGATCGATGCTCGGCGCGTCCACCACGCCTGTGAACCGGCGCACGGGCACGCCGAGCAGCACCGCGTCGATGATCACCGGCCGGCCGACCAGCGCCAGCAGATCGAGCGGACCCGGCTCGGGCCGGTACGACACGTCCGCGAGCCGTGCAGCGCCTTCGGCCGCTGAGATGGCCGCGGGGCCGGTGATGCGGCCCGAGATGTCCTCGCCGGCCAGTGTCACCGCCAACGCCCAGGTGGCGCTCGCATGCGGCAGCGCGATCGCCGGCGGCAGGATGACCAGCCGCAGGACGGCCTGGGCGCGGCCTGCGCCCCCCAGGCGCAGGCGCAGCGGGATGCGGGCGCGACCGGACGGGAATGCGAGTGAGAGCGCGAGCGGCATCGACACCGAGCCCACAGCCCGGAGCCGCAGCCGCAGCGGGATGCGGGCGCTGCCCAGCAGCGGCGCCGGAGCCAGCACCAGCGCCAACGGAATGCGGGCGCGCCCGGTCTGCGGACCGCCGCTCGGGGCAGTCGCGCCAATCGCAGCGGCCGCGATCGCATCGGCGCCGATCGTCATGCTAGCTGCCGACCCACATGAGTCCGGTGCCGATCATGTGGCAGGCCCACTCCCAGTCACCCGTGGTGCTTATCACATTGACAACGATGCCGCCCAGGCCGGCGGCGATCGTCGCCGATAGCCCCGCGCCCCCCGACCCATCTATGACATCGACGGTCGGCGAGCCGCCCACCAGGGTCACATATCCGGTATCGACATCCACCGCCGCTCTTGCAGTGCCGAACCAGCTCCCCCCGGAGTCGTTTCGAGCGACGATGCGGATCTCGCCGATGATGCTGCCGCCCACCCAGTAGTCGCCCCACGAGAACGGCAGCAGGATGTAGGCGGACGGGGTACCTGCGTTCGTAAATGTTTGTTCGCCCGGCAGAACGAATACCCCGCTCGGCAAGCTTGTCATGAATGGCGCCCACGCCTTGACACCCTGCCCGATCGCCACGCCGCCCTCTACGCCCGCAGCAGCTTCATAGCCCACAGCAACCCCAGCGGCGGCCGCTGCCGCGTTCGGGCCGATCGCCACTCCGCCGTCAACCGCAGCGGGAGGCATCCCGGGCCACCCAACCGCGACTCCGCTGACAGCCGGCCGCACGCACGCCACCACAACCTCGGCAGCGAACGCCACCGCATCACCCCCTACAGAGCTCGCGAGTACGTCCAAGCGCATGAGCGTGCCAGCGGCGTACTCAGCGAAGAAGACCTCCCATGTGCCGTCTGCGCCCTGCGCGCGCACGAACACTCTGTCGTCGTCCACGAACCCCGACGCGGCGAACGTCCGGCGTGCATCCCGCGCACCGCCGAGGGTGAATACACCGTCGGCGTACGTTGCGGTTTCTTCGACCAGATCCGCATAGCGCACCACTCTCACACCTCCTCGAACTCGACATCGAACCCCGCGACGCGCTCGAACACATCGAAACGCTCCATCGGCCCGGCGCTGACCACTGTGAGTTGCGGGTAGTAATAGACGCAGTAGCCCGTGGCGCCGGCCACGGGGGCAATGGTGGCCACGCCGGCGGCCACCTCGATACTGGCGCGGACCATGCCCGCGCCCACGGCCGCCAGGGCGAAGGGCGCCACGTCCGCCCGGCGGGCGGCAGGCAGTTCGACCGGGGCGCCCGCGGTCCAGATGCCGCGGGGGGCCACGCAACCCAGGATCAGCGGCGCATCCCAGTCCAGGGCGGCCAGGGGCGCGGGCAGGATGCCGCTGCCTGATACCGTGGTGGAGAGCTTCCGCCAGCGGGACTGCTGCAGGCCGGAGCCGTCCGCCAGGCGTAGCAGGCTGCCGCCGCGGATGGTGGCGTAGGTCTGAGTGAAGCCGGCGGCCGCGAGCGGCAGCGGCATGCCCACAGGGCCGATCAGCAGGGTGCGGGCGGCGATCACCGGCGACTCCCGGTACGCAGCGCCTCACGCTGCAGGGCCGTGGTCAGGTCGCCGGCGCTGATGCCCACCGTGCCGTCCTCGTACACCGTGCGCACGACCACGATCTTTTCTGTGGGAATCGCATCCACGGCCGCCTGCACGGTCGCCAGGGCCTGCTCGGCAGCCGTGGTGTCGGGCTTTATAGTGACCGTTGCGCCGGCGGCGATCTTCTGCAAGCGCGCCTCGAGGTCGGCCAATCCCTTCGCTTGTGCGTCCGCCTGCCTCTGGAGCTCTTCGGCCTGCTGCTTCTTGATTGCCGCCTGCGCCTCCAAGGCGCGGGCCTCGGCCTCGGCCACCTGGTCGAGCATGCGCGCGGCCGTCTCGTCGTCGCCGATGGCATCGGCCGCGGCCGCGGCGCGTTCAAGCATGGCCGTGGCGGCCTGGGCGTGGCGCTGGGCGTCTTCGGCGCGGTTGTCGAGCGCGGCGTTCTGGGCCCACGTGGCCGCACGCCGAGCTTCGTCCAGGGCGTCCTGGGCGCGCCGCTGGTTCGTGGTGTCGCGCTCTTCGTCGGTCAGGCCGCGATCGCGGCGTGCCTGCGCCCGCGCGCCGGCGCCCGACGTGCCCGCCCGGGTCTCGGCAGCCCGCCGCTGCAGCTCGGCGATTTCGACATTGAGGGCACGCACATCGGCGATCACTTCGCTGGCGCGCGTGCGCACGGCCTTCAGCATACCCTCCAGCTGCGGGCCCGCGAGCTGGCCACTCTTGGCCGCTTCCTCGATCTGCCGCGCCAGATGCCCGAATTCCCGCGCCGTGGTGGCTGTGCCCAGTGCGTTACCGAAGGCGCGCTGCAGCAGTGCGCCCGTATCCGCGCCGACGGAGCGCAGGCGGCCGAGCTGGCCAACGAGTACTTCCAGTGCGCCGGCCGATTCGGTGAACTGCGCGCTCATGCCGGTCAGCACCTGTTCGGCATCCAGCCCCAGGCGCTGCAGGGATACCGCGAGCTGCGCATCCAGCGCCCGGCGCAGTTGCGCCGCGCCGGTCTCGCCGCGGTTGAAGGCCATCTCCGCCATCACACCGAATTCCTGCAGTTCCTTTGAGGTGAGCTGCGCCAGGCGCTCGCGCAGGGAGGTATCGATGGCCTCGCCCGTGGCGTAGGCGGAATCCTGCACCTCCTTCAGGTCGCGCAGCAGCGCCTCGATGCCCCCCACGCTGCCCACGTCGGCCTTGGTCAGCATCTTCTGCAGTGCATCGGCGACCGAGGATGCGGCGCCCGGGGCGTCCGTCCCGATCTTGGCGAACGTGCGCTGCAGCTCGGAGAGCTCGAACCGGGCCGCGGCGGCCTCGGTAACGATGGGGCGCGCCCAGTCGGCCCGCCTGGCGATTTCCGCGAGGCGCGCATCGACGGCGCCCAGCATCGCCTGCAGTTCCGCGGCCGGGCCGGTGCCGTCAGCCAGGGACGTGGCCAGCGCCGTGCGCAGGGCGTCCAGATCCTCCTCGGCCAGATCCTTGATCCGGCCGCCGATAGCATCACGGATCTGCTCGCCGGTCAGCTCGGCCTGGGCGGCCAGAGTGCGCAGGCTCCACGCGAGGTTCTCGACGCCGGCTGCGTCGGAGAGATCCGTGTCGGAAACCATCCGCTCGAGCGCCTCGGCCGTCTCGTCGGCCGCATCCCTGGCGAACAGCAGCCTGGTCGCGAGCTCGATCACCATGGAGACGCCCAGCGTCAGGCCGGTGAACTTGAGCAGACCCAGCACTTTGCCCAGCGCGCCAACACCTCGCGCCACGCCAGCCACCGCGGCACCCTGGCGAGTGGCGGCCGCGGCATGCGCATCCACCTGGCCCGCAGCGGTGGCTGCCGCCTGGCCATGGGCGCGAGTCGCCGCCGCAGCGCCGGCCACCTGGGGCGCTGCCGCGGCGGACGCTGCCCCCTGGCGGGCCGTCGCGGCAGCCGTGGCATCGACCGCCTTGCCGGCGGTCACCGCGGCCGCCACATAGCCCCTGACCGCTACCAGGGCACGCGCCCCGAATACCGCTACCAGCACGTTGCCGGCCTGCAGCGCCAAGCCGACTAGGCTATCGAGGTTGTCCTCGACCATCCCGATCAGCTCAACGATGCGCTGCGTCGCACCGCTGGCCCGGTTGGCCTCGCCGATGTAGGCGCTCCACGTGGTCGCCAGCCGGGTCAGCGCATCGGCAACAGTGGTGGGCATGCTGTCCGCCACCGCCTTGTTGGCCTCGACGGTCTGGCGCAGCCCTTCGTTCAGATCCTCGACCGCGAGCTTGCCGGTCGACCCCAGCAGCCGGATCTCTTCCGTGCTCTTGCCCGTGGCAGTCGCGATCGCATCCACGATGGTGGGCGTGGCCGCGAGGATGGACTGCCAGGAGTCGACCTCGACCTTCCCGGTCTGGATGCTCTTGCTGTACGCGTCGACCGCGTTCTTGGCCCGCTCGGCGCTGGCCGCGTTGGTCACGAACAGATAGGACAGCGAGTCCGTGATGTCCAGCGCCTGGCCGGTCGCGTAGCCCAGCCCGCGCAGCGCGTCCGCGGTGCGGATATAGAGCTCCTGCGCCTCGGCCAGTGGGCGGTACGTGGCGCCAGCCGTCTCCAGAAGCCGGCGCTGCACAAGGTCGTACTCTTCGGCGCCATCGGTGGCCTGCTCGATCCGCACGGCCATTTGGCCATAAGCATCGGCCGTCGCGATCGCATCGCCCGCCCAGCCCTTGAGCCGGCTCACGGCGAACACGCCGGCCACGGCCTTGGCGACGCCGGAGAGCTTGGACTGCAGGGTGTCGGACGCGCTACCGAGCCCGGTCAGGTCGCCCTGGGCGCCGCGCGCCTCGCCCCGCATCTTGCCGATGGCACCAGCAGCCAGGTCCGTGCCCGCCTGCAGTGCCCGCAGCTCGCGGGCAGCTTCGGCAAAGCGCGGCGCCATCGCACCACCCTCGGCCGCCAGACGGTCGAACTCGTCGACTAGGCGGTCGATGCCGACACGCTCGATGTCGGCGGCCAGGCCGTCCAGGTCGATCTGGTCAACACCTTCCTGCGCGGCCTGGGCCGCCTCGCCCTGCTCGCGCAAGGCGTCCACCAGGGGCGACAACGCTGGCGCGGCGGCGGCGGCGGCGTCGGTAACCGCCTCGACCGCGTCGGCCGCATCGATCAGCGGCTTGCGGTCATCGACGTCGATATCAACACGGAGGGAGGTGCGCAGATCGTTTGCCATACAAGGATAGAGACAAGATGGCGGCAGGCCACGCCGCCAGGACGTGAATCACATCACAGGGACGGGAATATCGCAGGGTCGAACCGGCCCAGTTCGGCGCAGGCGCCGACGGCCGGCGCTAACCGCGTCACACCGGCAACTCGAAAATCTGCACCAGCGTCTGCAGGTCGCTAATCCGGACCACTTCAGCGAACGCGCCGGCGCCGACCGCGTCCACGACGGCCGCCTGCCGTTCCGTACCGCCTTCATCCGTCACGCACACCGCGACCACCGCAACGACAAATTCCGGCTCCACGACGGCAGAGACATCGCTGTAATAGCCCGAATAGAGCTCATGCCACTGCCCCTGCAGCGGGTCCGAGAACAGCAACGCAGGGGCGGCGGCTGTGCCGGCCGCACGGCACTCCATACCAATGCCCGTCGTCACCATCAGGCTCCAGTCGAAGTTCTCCGGCACCTGCAGCAGCAGCGCTTCCCCTGCGGCGATCTCGAAGCGCTTCCTCACGGCGCCACCGCGTCGTCGAACAGCGTGACGCGGGCGAAGCCGCTATAGTCGTCGTCGCTCTCCAGTTCGGGCACGTACAGCGCCTGGCCGGACAGGGTGAGCGTAGCCTCCTCGGAGCTGATCCAAGAAAAGTCCCCGTCCAGCGACAGGCTGGAGCGTGGAATGATCAGGCGGCCGCGCTGGCCGGCATGGTTGATGCCGTTGAAGATGATGCCGCGCTCGACAGTCGACTGCGAGAAGGCGCGGATATTCACGTTCTCGCCGTAGGTGTAGTCCACCTCCAGCGGTTCCTCGTGATCGACCGGGTGAGCGAGCAGTTTCAGCCGCGCGTGGGCCGCGTCCTCGATCTCGTAGTGGGTGCCCTCCACATAGGTGCTTGGCGAACCCTCCTTGCTGTCCGTGATGACGATGCTGCTGGCCTTGGGGTAACGCAGATTGACGTAGTCGCCAACTGCCAGCTCGGGCAGGACTTCGCCGGTGACCGTGCCGGCCGCCTTGGTCACCGCGGCGCCGAACAGCGCCGCGGCGAGCGTGCGGCCGGAGAACTGGACCATGGACAAGGACACGTTCATGGTCTTGCCGGTCGGGAATTCATCCAGCGTGGCGCGCTGACCGCTGCACGTCTCCTGGATCGTGCGCTTCTCCACAGCCACGCTTGTGGTAAGCGCGGAGTTGCCGCAGCCCACCCGGTAGACGTCCACCAGATAGGCGCTGTCCGCCACGCCACGGGAGAGGTCGAAGGTGCCGATCTGCACCGGCCCCTGGCCGGTCCAGATGATGGGGGTGTTGGGGGTCATGGCTTACTCCTTCTTGCCAGCGGGTTTGTCGGCGGCCGGCTGAGCGGCCTGGGCCTTCTTGATGGCGATCAGCCATTCGGCGCGATCCTGGCGCAGGTCGAGCTCGGTGCCCACGGGGTATTCGCGCCCGCGATGGGTATGGGGTTGCAGCAGTTTCACGCGCATGACTGGCTCCTCGAAAAGCGCGATAGGAATGCGAGCGGCACAAAGGTGCAGCCCTCGAACGTGGCCGGCCCCAGCGATGGCGTCACGCTTTCGAGCCGGCCGTAACCATGCTTCGGCGACCAGCCTTCCAGCGCATCCAGCACCGCATCGCACAAAGGGCTGATCTCCGCCCGGCCCGGCGCGCCGGATTGCATGCTGCGCACGTTGCGCACGGCGGGCACTGCCAGCCAGGTCTGTTCCACCATGGGCAGGCCGCCATTGCCCACCCGCACGTAGCGATGACCGCCGTACACAACCCGCACGCTGGGCTTGGGCAGGCTAGCCTCCGTGGCGCCGGCAATGTCGGCGGTACTGAGCACCGCCACCTGCAGCGCGGCGCGCACCGTATCCTCCAGACGCGCCACGATCAGCGGCTCCAGGCCAAGAAAGGTGGGGTTGCTCACCGCAACCCTCCGCCCGGCCGCCGCTTGAAGAGCGCGTTACCGGGCTGCTGCACCACCTGCGCCAGGTGCGGAGTGGTGGGCGTACCCGGGCGCTCGCCCAGGCTCACCTGCCCATCCGCAATCCCGCGCAGCAGGCGCACGGCGTCCTCGTAGCGCTTGCGCACCTCTTCGGACGACGCATCGTCATAGAGCCGGTAACGGGCGATGTCGCCCGCCAGCCGTCCCAGCAGCGCCGGCACGGGGGTCAGCGGCAGCGGGTAGCGGGTGCCCACGTAGCCGTCGATCTCGGCCACAGCCTCGCCGATGGCGCCCTGCACGCGCTCCACGTCGATGACACCCAACTCGGCGCCCGGCGCGCGCTGTTCAAGCTCGGTCGTGCCGAAGCGGCGGATCATGTCGGCGAAGGTGACGTAGGCCATGGCTCAGTCCAGACCGGAGAGCGGTTCCACCATCAGATCGGGGTCGGCCAGCAGCCGCGCCACCTGGTCCTCGGTGAACTGATCGACACCCACCGTCACCCCCTTCGCCGGCCAGGCCCGGCCGCAGCGGCGGAAGCCGTCGCGGCGGGCACGCACGCGCAGATGGGTGACGATCGGCTCACCCGGTCGAGCATCGTCCTGGCGCTCGCCTTCGGCGGCCACCACAGGGCTGGCCGGGTCGACCTCCAGGACACCCGGCCCGGCGCCGGCCGCAGCCAGCGCCTCGGCGGCGCGGGCCTGCTCCTCGGCGGCAATCTCGGCGGCCACGTCCGCGCCGGCCCCGGACAGCTCCGGGGCCGGCGAGCCACTGCCGCTCGCACTGGTATTGGTGCCGGGGCTACCGCCCCCGGCCGCGGGGGCCGTCGTGCGGCCCTTGCCCTTGCCCGCCATGGCGCTCACGCCAGGTACGGCGACACGATCAACTGCGTCGTGCCGCGGTAGATGTTGGTGGCGCCGGCGGCGTTGCGTTCGGCCTGCAGCAGTTCCGCCGCGGCCGCAGCGTTGCTCATGCCAACCACCAGGTGAGTGGCGGTCACCGCCTTGGGCGTGCCATCCGGGCCGTACTGACTGGCCAGCGCCACGCGCCCCGCCTGGTAGTTATCGGCATCCAGCGCGGCCCTGCTTCCGAACGCGAGTTGGTGGAAGCCGAAGCCGGCGTTGTAGCGGGCGCTGGCGCCGAAGATCAGTTGATTTTCGAAGAAGACGTTGTCGTCATCCGGGCGGGTCTTGTAGACGAACTCGGGCCGCTGGCGCTCCTGGAACACCAGCGGCTTCAGGTAGGTGCGGGAGAGGTCCATCAGGAACCACGGCGCGCCGGCACCCGCCTGCAGATTGCTCCAGCTCGTCTCGTTGCCGTCCTGGCCGTAGCCGACGTGATCGGCGTCGAAGAAGGGCTGGCCGTCGAAGCCGGCCTGGGTAAAGCCCTGGCGCAGCAACGACCAGGTCAACACATCCGGGTGGCGCGCCACGAGTTCGCCCTGCTGGCTGAACTTGAGCGTGTAGATCCCTAGACGATCGTCTTCCACGTGAAAACGATCGACGCCGATGGTGTGCTCCCACGGCTTGTTTTCCAGGTAGGCACCCACGCTCTCCAGGTTGTTGATCACGCGCGGCCCCACCCATTCGCGCATACCGGGCAAGTCTTTCATCCAGCCGTAGTTCTCGGCCTGAGCCTGGCTGGTCACCGTCATCGCGATTTGCTGATAACTCGGCTGCACGGACTCGATACCGCGCACAAATGCGGCGTTGAACCCGGCCTGCAGCGCGCGGAGGTTTTCGGGGGTGAGAATCATGCTCAGGACTCCTCTGTTGAGCGGTTGTTACAGGCCCAGGCCAACCTGGACCCACACGCCAGCGGCATCGACGGCGAAAATCTTGCCGGCGCGGGAACGCTCCTCACCGCCATCGGTGGCACCCACGGTGCGGTCATCGACGATGTAGGCGTCCTCGCCCACCCTCATCTGGGTCACCGGGTCGGCCGTCGAATTCGCATACCGGAAGATGCCGCGGCGCGCCCGGACCACGGCGGCGCCGTTCGCGCCGGCGCTGTTGTCCACGGTCTCCTCGGCGCGCCCGACGGCGATCATCCCCACGAACTCGCTGCCCGGCCCGGCGTAGCCGCCGAAGAGCACAACCAGCGCGCCCTGCTCGATCACCGCGCCGGCCACTACCGGCCACGCGAACACCTCACCCGCGAGCTGCGGGGTATTGACTGCGCTCATTTCGCCACCTCCTTACCCTTCACGTACTCCTCGGGCCTCAGGCCGAGCGCCTTGCACACGCCCAGTTCGGCCGCGGACAGAGAACCCTGCCCGCCGGTGCCGGACGGCTGCTTGTCCTGGGTCTGCATGCCCTTGAGCGCAGCAATGGGCTGCGCCTTGGCGATGTACTCCTTCAGCGCGGCCACGTTGCTCTTGCCCAGGCTCACGGCCCACTCGCGCAGATCCTCGGTGAGCCGCCCGTCGACCATCGCGGCGTCGATCAGCCGGCCGGCCTCGTCGTCATTGATGCGGCCAGCCAAGGCGGCCAGTTGCGACTGCAGGCCCTGCACCGCCTCGATCGGCACGAACTTCGCCGGGTCGGGCGCCGCGCCCTTGAGCGCAGCGATCTCGGCTTGCGCGCCGTCGGCCTTGGTCTTCAGCGCGGCCACGCCGGCCAGCGCGTCGGCCTCGCTCGTCGCCTCGGGCAAGCCGAGGGCAGCGAGCAGCTTCTTGAGCAGCTCCATGGAATCCTCCTTGGGAGTGGTGGTGTAGCGGGCGGACATCGCCGCCAGGATGGGTTCGTCGATGGCGGGCGTATTGGTCAGCGCCACGTGCAGCAGGTCGAGCACCGCGCCGGTCTCCCCGTCGTACGGGAATACCGGGGAGAGGTAGGCGTATTCGTCCGCATCGAGCAGCGCCGTGGCACGGGCGGTCCACTTCACCTCGCCGTACAGGCCGGGCTCGTCGCCGTCCTCGCGCCACACCAGCGTCTTCGGATCGACCCAGCCGGCCGCGGGCGCAGGCTGGCCGTTCTCCGCGGACATGAGGATCTGGTGCTCGTAGTCGATGGGGATGCGGGTGGAGCGGGAAGCGGCGCGCGCTATCACCTGCGCGGCGATCCCCGCATCCATGAACCAGGGGCCGGCGCCGCGCATGGCGCCGCGGGGCGCGTCGAAGCGGCCGGCGGGGAACAGGCGCTGCATGGATTCGCCGCGGCGCACCGCCAGCGCGCAAGCGGCGACGGGCGCAGCGACGGCGGCAGCCAGGGCGGCGACGCGGGGGAGGGGGCGAGGGGCGGATCGGGCTGCCATACCGCCGATGATCGGGCGGTGGGCAGGGCGCAGTCAGGGTGCGGGATCGCACCCGCTCCCCGAGAGGCGGCGCAATATCCAGCGCCGCAACCGGCGGATGCAGCGGGCCGGCCGCGCAAGGACCGGCCCGGGAAGGCCGTTACCGGTGCGTTACCAGCGGCTGGCGGGGGTTGGGATATATGTCGGGATACCCCGCACCCCTAAAACCGCCCCACGGGGCTGTAAACCCACGAGGCATTCTATCCATCCACCAGCCGGCCGAGGTAGCCCTGCAGAACGCCCAGCACCGCCGCCTCGTCCTCGGCCGACAAGCCCAGGAAGGGCCGCGCCGGGATGTCGCCCCAAGGGATGGGTGCGCCGCGGCGGGTGGCGCCGTACTCGCCTTGCTTGGCGCCGAACTGGTGCGTGCCGGCGTAGATGCGGTTGGTGCCGATCTCCACCGCCGTGCCGCCGTCGGCGAGCTGCCAGGTGATGCTCTCGGCCAGCAGCCCGGAGCCCACCAGCGGGCGCTTGGCGCTGACCCTGCCCGCGCCGCGGGCATTGACGCGGCCGTCCTTGCGGGTGTCGCCCTTGCCGATCAGTCCCAGATAGGTGAGCTGGCTGTTCGGCGCCCAGCGGCTGCCGTCCGGCGCCGTGCTGGTGGCGAAGCGCCGGCGGGTGGATTCGGCCAGATCCTCGCCGATCTCCTTCAGCGCGGGGCGCAGCCCGGCCGGGCCGAGGCCGGCGTGGATGCGCCGCAGCGCCTCCACCACGTCGGCGCCGGTGTATTCGATGGTGATCTTGTCGGTTGCCATGGCCCGGGCCTATAGTTGTGGTACGAGGCGGTTGTTTCCAATGGGAATGGTTGGGGGCCGTCAGGTCGCCATGATCCGGTTCGAATCCGGCACCGCCTCTTCTACGGCCGTCCAGTGGCCAAGGGTGTGTAGCGGCTGCCCTGCAGATCGGCCGCATCTATCACACCCCCCGTCCTCACGAAGTTCGAAGTCAACCGCGTGCGCCGCTCGCCGCTGCGCAGCTTGTCGCGGTAGTTGATCCGCACCAGCACCTTCCCGGTGCTGCCCTGCGCGTCGAAGGCGTAAACCAGCGCCGGGTCGGTATTGTCCCAGTAGGGCGTAGCAGTCTCCAGCAGCCGCGACAGGTCGCGCCAGGTCTGCACGGAGAGCGCGCCGCCGCGCGCGGCCTTGACGTCCCGCAGGGCGTGCAGCAGCTCGGTGTCGCGCAACCAGATGTCTGCGGATTCCAGTGCATGGCCCAGCCCGGCCAGCGCAGTGACGGTGGCGGGCGCTACGGCGCCCACCAGGGCGGCTTCGCTGCCGGCCCGCATCGTGGCGGAGACGCGGTCCACCAAGTCGGTCAACGCCAGGCGCTGCTCGGCACGAATGGCCGGCTCCAGCACCTGCCACATTTCGGCGCCGATGGAGGCATCCAGATTGAACAGCTTCTGCCCGACCAGATCCACCAGGGGGGTAGCGGTATTCGCCCCCGGCGCATAGGCCCACCCCCGGTCGATGCCCGCCGGCGCGCCGGTGGATTCCAGCGGCGCGTCCCAGCCGTCCGGCGGCTCGGTGGCGTCGCCCGCGGCCGGCTCGCGCACGGCCACCACGCGGCAGCGGCAGCCCCAGCCGTTGGGCGGGTAGTGGGTCTGCCAGAAAGGGTGGTCGTGCCGCAGCGTGAGCCGGCTATCGCCCCAGCGCTGGTGCTGCGGGCGCGGGCGGGCCACCAGGTCGCTGTGCACGTAGCGCCAGTACGGGCGCACCGTGAGCAGGTCCGGGTCCGTGAGCTGGCGGTGGCGCCCCGCCGCGTAGCTGGTGCGCAGGTTGGTCTCGTAGATCGTGCGCGTGCGCCAGGCCTCGCCGCCCGCCGTGCCTTCGCCGGTCCAGCCGGTCCAGCCGCGGCGCGCGACGATCTCCCGGAAGTCGCGGCGGAACTCGGCCAGTGTGGTGCCCTGGGCGATGGCCTTGTCCACCGCCTGACGCAGGTCATCCAGCAGGTCGGCCTTGGCGGCGCCGGCCACGACGAAGGCGCGGTCGTGCGCGGCCTGCCGGATGTCGTCCCACGCTTGCGTGGGCAGGTTGGTCTTGCGGCGGAAGAACTCCGCCTGCTCGGCGAAGGGGCGGTGCAGGACGTTGGCGAGAGCAGCGGATGCGGGCATGTTATGCGTCAGTTGTCGGCTATCAGGTGTTCGGCGTCAATCCAGCCACGATAGAGGTATCCATGTCCGCTCTCCGGTGTCGTGCCATGTGCAGAGCAACGATTGGCCGTCAGACTCCCCGCCGAGTGTGTATGGCCTCCCCCGCGCAATCTCGCGCAGGAAATAGCATCCTGGCCTTGCGATCATGCTGTTTCCCTGGCCAGCCTTCGCAAGGAATAAGCGTAGGAGTTCAGCAGGCCCGCTGCCTCAAACATCTGACTCCGGATGTCATCCGCCCAGTCGCCGGAATCGAGGATGTATGCGAGTTCATCACAGCGATTCGCCATTTCTCGATGCCGTTCTGCGGCGGTCGTTGCATCATGAATCAATGTGTCCATCTTGCTCTCCGTTTCAATCTCTACGCCGAACCCGGCGCTCAACCCGGACGGCGCGAAGCGCCGCCGGTTAGCTCTGCGTTAGGCCGCAATTTCGGTCACTTCAAAGTCGCCTGACCCCAGCAGAGGGATTTCGTGATCGATGATCGTGATGCCGCCGTTCGCTGCATCCGGCCAGCCTTCATCCCCGGCCAACGTCTCAACTGCGCCACGCTCGTGGTAGCCGTCCAGCAAGTAGCCCAGCAATGGGCCAGCCGCGCGGCGCGCCACGGCCTGGAACGCATCCCCGTCCGACAGATCAAGGATGTAATCGCCCTCGATCCAAAACGCGTTGATTTCCCGCGCCAAATCTTCGGGGATTTTGCCGGTGTCGATTTCCAGCGTGATGCTGGTGTCCATCCCGCTGTCCAACTTGTATCGCTTCTTCATGTCCGTCTCCGTTGTGGATTGCTGCCTAACAATTCATTCAAGCCGACGCCGCTTCGCGGCGCGGCTTAATTCAGGCGTTCGGCATCACGTCATCCATCCCCACCAGCGTCGCCAGCGCGTACCCCTCGGCCATGATCTCCACCAGATGCTCGGTGGGCAGGTCGCCGAACATCTCCAGCAGGCGCTGCTGGATCTGCGCGAGAGTGAGGTCCGGATTGTCCGCGAGCAGTCGCTCGATGTCCGCCAGCCAGTCATCCACCGCGGGCTGCGCCTCGGCCGCCAGGCGCGGCGCGAGCTGGTCGGCGGGGTCGGTGTCGGCGCTGGCCGGCAGCGCCAGGGCAGCCAGCGTGGCAGCACGCTGGCGCCAGGCGCGGGCAGCCGGGCGGGGCGACGCCCCCGCGCGCAACGCGGCCTCGACCCCCGCGGCGGACACCGGCGGGGTGAGCAGTTTCTCGTCGGACTTTGCGGCCGGGATGCGCACGCGGTCGCGCACCCACGGCTCCGGCACCTCGACACCCAGGCCGACCAGGCGCTGCAACCCCATCGAAAACGTGTTGAGCTCGGCGGCATCCTCGCGCAGATCGAACACCCACCGCGGCGCGCGGCGAAAGCTCTCCACGCCACCACCGTTCAACACCGCCATGGGATAAACCAGGTCGCGGGAGAGCGTGTTGGCGCCCGAGCGCGCATCCGCCGTGCGGATGTCCGCGCGTACGTCCCGCTGCAGGTCGGCCACGCCGCTACCCATGCCGGTGGCCTTGGCCTCGGCCGAGAGCACCTGACCGAGGATGCCCTTGCTCTGGGCGCCCTCGGCCCAGGCCACCATGGCCAGGTGCGGCGTGCTCTCCCCGCCGCCGGTCACCTTCTGGATCTCGATCCTCATGCCCTCGGGCATGATGGCGCGGGCGTCATGGCCCAGGCTGGCCACCGCCCGCATCAGACTGGCCTTTTCCTCCGGCGTGGCCGTGGCCATGAACTCACCCAGGATGATGGGCAGGCCGTAGGTTTCCAGGAATTCCGCGAAGTCCCCGATGCTGTACGCCTTGTAGATGAAGGGCCACACCAGCACGCGGTACAGCCCCATGCGGCCGAGATAGCCGGTCTTGGGCTTCCTCGGCTGGTGCATGACCCAGCCCATGGGAATGAGCCGCTCGCCGTCGGCCGAACCGTTGTTCAGCCGCAGCTCGCGGCGCGCCATGTCCGTGCGGAACCAGGTCTGCGGGCGCGGATGGAAGGTGGGCAGCCACTCCCGCCCCCAGCGCTGCCATTCTATTTCGATGGGCGCGAAGCCGTGGCCCACGCCCTCCATCATGGCCAGCAGCAGATCCTCCAGGTCATCCACGGCATTGCGCAGCAGGTCTTCCACCAGGTCCGCCGTGCGCTTTTCCGCGGCGGTCGCGTTACTGGGCGGCTCGATGCGCCAGTCCAGGGTGAGCAGGGCGCCGGCGCGCTTGTCGAACTCGCAGCGCAGGTGCGAATCCCGGTCGTACATGTCGTCGAAGAGCCGGTGCTGCGCCACGATGTCGCCCTGGTCGGCATCGCGCAGGATGCGCGCGGCCTCGGCCGGGGTGAGGCCGTCCAGTTGCGATTCGATGAGCTCGTGCTGCAGGGCGGCGATGCGGGCGGTCTGCGGCTCGCGCAGCATGCCGGTGTCGATGGGGGTGCCGTATTGGTCGAGGATCTTCATGGGGTCGGCTCGTCGTACAGTTGAGGCGCCAGGTTGCGCATGGCGCCGGCCAGGGCCTCGCTCTGGGCGGCTTCGCCCACCATCCTGCTGGCGTGCTGCAATCCGGCGCGGATGCATTGGGCGTACTCCAACCGGCTGAGCGCCGGACGGGAGGCCACTTCCACGGCGAGGTAGGTGCGCCCGTCGATGCGGCCGGCCAGATCGGCCAGCCATTGGCCGATGCGCTGGCGCCAGCCCTGCGGCTGATTGCTGCGGAAACGCCACCAGGTCTCGACGAAGCGCAGATCGTCCATCAGAACATCCTCCGCGACTCGTACCCGCCGAAGTCATCGGCTGGCGGCGCGTTGAAGCCGTCGCCCCGCGGGCGGCCGTGGCGGCCGAGGGACTGGAAGCCGTCCGTGCCCACGGCGCGGGTGGTCGCGACCATCCACAGGATGGCCAGCGCCGACAGTCCGTCGTAGTGGTGCCCGGGCTGGGCCTCGGGCCAGGTGTCCAGCTCGGCCAGCAGCGCCACCAGGCCGGGCGAGAACAGGATGCGCGGCTCCATGGCGTCGGTGATGAAGGGCTCCAGGGCATCGATGCGGCTTTCCTGGTCGCCGACGGCGGTAACGCCCACCAGCGGCACCGGGCATCCGAGGCGGACCGATTCGCGCACGATGTTCTGCCGTTGGGCCTCGAAGGCGGCGTTGTTCTCGAAGCCGACCAGCGTGCAGTTGAACTCGCGCTGCACGCTGATCAGGTCGGCCTCCAGCTTGCTGGGCACGCGCCGCTTGATGGCGGCCTCGATCACGTTGAGTTTCGCGCGGGCTTTGTCATAGCCGCCGATCAGGATCGCCGAGGGGTCGGACGACTGGCCCTTGCCCACCGAGGGGTCGCAGGCGCCGAACATGATCCACTGCCCGCGCACGATCCAGAACTTGTAGCCGGCGAACACCTTGTCCTCGTCGCTGCGCGGATCGCCCTGCAGCTCGGTGTCGAACGCCCGCCTGTTCTTGACGCGCTGGCGCATCAGCCAGTAGAGCGAGCGCACACCCGGCCAGCTGATGACGGCGCCTTCGTCCATCTCGGCGCGGTGCGCCAGGTAGAAGCGCCAGGACGGCAGCTCGGTGTCCGGGGCGAGCTGGCCGCGCTCGGCAAACTCTTCCATCACGGCCTTGTCGTCGTTGAGCATGATCTGGGCGCACTCGTCCCACAGATCCGGATGCGTCGGGAAATGCTCGATGGCGCGGAAGTGATGCACCAGGTGGCCTACGGTGCGCTTGGCGCGGCTGATCGGGTCATCCTTGTTGAGGATGGTGCCCACGCCCACGAACTTCACCGAGCCATCCGGCGGGCCGAGGTAGTCGATGGCCTTCTCCAGCCAGTCCCAGCGGTTGTCGCGCTCGGTCGGGCTCTTGGCCTCTTTGTCGGTGATCAGGTCATCGCCCAGCAGCAGCTTGGGGCGGCTCGCACCGTGGAAGGTGCCGCGGATCGCCTGCTCGGCGCCGAAGGCCTCGAACTTCACGCCGGCGCGGCTGACGAACTCGCCCACCTTCCACTGCGGGCCGCGGCCGCAGGCCTCGGGGAAGTCCAGCGCCAGGGCGGCATTGACCGTCAGTTCGGTCTTGACGACTTCGAGCAGCTTGGTCGGCAGCTTGGTCTCGGCGCCGAGCAGCACCACGTAATCGACGAAGTAGGGCAGCGGCACAACGTCGGCCCAGCCGACATCCTTGCGCACCTCGGCCTTCTGCAGCAGCGCGCGCACGGCCACCCAGCACGGGCCGACCTTGGTGGTGAGGGAGGATTTCGCCTCGCCCCGCGGCGCGATCCACCATTCCTTACAGCCGCCCGGGGCGTCCAGCAGTTGGGGGAAGCGCGTGAAGAAGTGCCGGTGAAAGCTCGATGCCGGCGGGCGGATGTGATGCGGGAAGTAGGTGTGGGCGAAGAACTCGAAGTCTCCGTCGACCAGCACGCGCCGGCGCCGCGCCACACGCGCGGCCGGCGACGGATCGAGGCCGACCTGGTGGGCGGTGATCTCCCGGCGCAGGTCGGCGACCAGGTCGGCGAGGTCATCGCGGAAGTCGCGTTCGGTGGTGGGCTTGGTGGCCATCAGAAGTACTCCGGCCAGCGCGCGGCCAAGACGGCGCGATCGCCGTCCGCCACCTCGTAGAGATAGGCCAGTCGCTCGAAGAGGGTTTCGCCGTCGGTCAACCACACGGTGCCCTCGGCGCATTCAACCAGGTCGTTCAGGGCCGCGAAGATTTCGCTGCGGACTGCACTCAGGCGCCCGCTATCCCTATCCATACGCCTTCACCACTTCCTCACCGAACGCCTCCAGCATCTCGGCCAGCCCCGCCGCGTTACCGGGGTAGCGCGCCTTGGTGAATTCCAGTAGGCGGCGGATCACGTCCAGCGCCACGGCCAGGCGGTCGGTCTCCGGCATCAGGCGCTTGAGCACGGCGGCCATCTTGGTGTGGCTGTCGGCCAGGCTGGCGATCGCCTGCACCTTGGCGAGCGGCTCCATGTTCTCGGCCCCCTGGATGGCCTCGGCCGCGGCCTGCGTCTGCTGCACCATCACCGCCAGCGTCTGGCGCACCACGTCCTCGATGCCGCCGCCGGCGATCATCTGCGCGGATCGGGCCTTGTCCCAGTCGTCGCCGGCGCGGCGCGCCTCGGCCTTCCAGCGCCGGGCGGTGGCCACGGGCACGTCATGCTTCACGGCCGCGATCTCCAGCCCGAGCTGGTCGAAGACGTAGGCCGCGCGCACGGCGCGGCGGGTGTCGTCAGAGTGGGCCATGGCCGGGCTCCCCCGGCATCGCCGCCCGGTCCAGCACCACGTCGCGCCCGCGCTCGGTGAGCGTGGCGGCGTCCCCGGTGCCCAGCACCAGGCCCACGTCGGCCAGCCACAGGATGTCGGCACGGACGCGATCCACGGTGGCCACCTGGCCGTGCACCGCCTCCAGCTCGTCGCGCAGGCGGCGGGCGGTCATGGACTGGCCGGCGCTGAAGAACAGCAGGGAGAGGATGCCGTGGCGGCGGATGCGCTCGGCTTCCCGTTGAGCGAAGGTGCTCACGGCAGCCCCCTTTCCGCCACGCGGTTCATCAGCGCCCGCAGGCTTTCGCCGATGACCTTGAGCGTGCCCTTGATCTCGGCCACGTCCTCGGCCGTGGTATTCACCCGGCTATAGAGCTTGTCCAGGTCTGCATGGGTGGGCGCCTTCTCCACCAGCACGTCCAGCCGCGTGATGCGCGCGGCGTGGTCTTCCAGCTCGCGGTCGATGGCTTCCAGCCGCTCCAGCACGCTCTGCTGCCCGCGCTGCACGTCGGTGCGGTGGGCGGCGAGCTGGTCGCGCAGCATGTCGCCGTATTGCTGCAGCAGGCTGCGGCCCATGGCCCACAGCACGCCACCCACGGCGGAGACTACGGCGGCCAGGAGCGCCACGGTGAGGTAGTTGATTTCGATGATCATGGGGGCGTCTCGGTGGGCGCCTGGATCAGGGCGTTGAGCCGGCGGGCGCATTCGGCGTACCGGGCACCGGCGGCGAGTGCCCAGCGGTAGATGTGGGTATCGGTGGCAACGTGTCCGGCATCGGCTCCACCGCCAGCGGGGGGCAGCTCCACACGGAGACCCGGGGCGCTGTCGAGCAGGCGCAGAGCAGGCTCGCGCAGGCAAGCACGGCCATCGGTAACGGTAGACGTGGCATTCAGGCGCTCCTGGGTGAGTTGGTCGGCGATGCGCCGGGCGGCGGACAGATCGAGGGCGAGGCGGTTTGCGCGGGCCAGCGCCTGGTGCAGCGCCACGCTGTTGGCGTCCGCCAGCGCCACCAGCTCGCGGGCGTGTTCGGCGCGCACCTGCTGCACTCCGGCGCCGCCCAGCTTGTAGCCCGCATAGCACCCGACCGCCGCGGGGGCCAGCACCATCACGAGCGCGATCAGCCAGTCGCGGGTCATCGCGGCGCCCCCTCCATGCACAGGCGGTATTCCTGCGCCCGGCGCCTGGCCAGGCCGCCCAGGCGGCGGCCTCCCGCGTAGATCCAGCGCAGGATTTCCGCGCAGGCGCCCGCGTAGTCCGGGGGGGCTGCGCGCAGCTTCTTCACCAGGGTGGAGCCGCAAAAGGCCGGGCCGCCGATGTTGTAGGCGAGGCTGGCGTAAGCGTCGAATTCGTGCTGGTACAGGGGCACCTCGCCGATGCAGCGGGCGGCCTCGCGGGCGTGCGCCTCGGCGTCCGCCGCCAGGCGCTGCACGGCGCGCACCGGGTCGGTACGCTCTCCCGGGCGCACCCCGGCCGTGGCGCCGAAGCCCACCGTGGGCACGCCCACGGCGTCCCGGTACGCCTCGCCCCGATAGCCCTCGTAGCCGGCCAGCATGGCCACCAGGGCCGCGGAGGCAGTGAGCCCGATGGCGGCCTTACGCACGGCGCACCCATTGCGGCAGATCGAACCGGCAGCCGAAGCGCGGCTCGGGCGACACGTAGCGCCCGGCCTCCATCTTCGCGCAGCGACCGAAGGCCGACACCGCCATCAAGCGGTCATCGGCCGGGCGGGTGAAATGGGCGCAGGTGGCGCAATGGGGGGCGACGCCGGACGGGCGCAGGGCCGCCCCAAGCCCGGCCGCCGCCCCCCCGGGGGGCAGCGCAGACGTGCAAGCGGCAAGCGTGGGGGTCGTCGTCTCCATGCCGGCATGGTGCCGGGCCGAACGAAACCGATCAGGGTGCGGAACCGCACCCGCAATGAAAAGCCCCGCGCGCGGGCGGGGCTGTGGTGCGGGGCGGGTGCCGCCTATTCTGGCATGGGAATGCGCTCCACGGCCTCCTTGGCCGCATCCAGGCAGACCTCCACGGCGGCGAGCAGGTCGGAGGCGCGGTTGGCGTCTTCCATGGTGCAGCCGGGGCCGGGCAGAACCTCCATCAGCAGGCCGGACACGGCGCGGGCGCCGGAGATGCCGCGTTCCAGATCCAGCCAGGCGAGGCGAGCGTCGGTAATGGCCATGGCTCAATCCTCCACGTTGCGTTCGATTCCGCCGGCCAGCTCACCGATGACCGCCAGGATGTCGAGCACGATGGTTTCCGTCAACGCCTCGTCGCACAGGCCGCTGCCTGTCTTGATCACGTCCGCGGCCACAGCCAGCGAACGGATGCGGCCGGCGATGCGGGCGGTGTGCGCCGCCTGCACTTGCAGATCGTAGGCCAGGTTGCCCATCTCACACCTCCTTGGCCGGGGTGGACAGCATGGCGCGGGCCGGGGGCTGCTGCAGCTGGCGGCCGACGTGGTCGAGCGCCTCGGCCAGCGGGCGGTTGCAGGCGGTGTGGCGCAGGCGGTTGCTGAGGCGCTGGTGGTAGTCCGCCAGCCGTTCCTGCTCGACGGCGAGGTGCCGCGCGGCCACGGCGGCGATGAGCGCGGGCGGGCATTCCGGTTCGCCCGCGGCGGGGCTGAACTGGTACTTGGCGTGCACCACCAGGCTGACCGTGGCCCGGCTGATACCCAGGGCACGGCCGATGTCGGCCAGCGACTGCCCGGCCACGAACAGCTCCAGCGCCAGGCGCTCCACCCGGCGCGTGACCAGCAGCCGGCCGCCGCCGGGGAGGCTGACCGGGGTGGGCGCAGGCGCGGGCGCCTGGCCGGCCAGCACCGTCTTGGCCCAGATGCGGAAATCCTTGGCGCGCGGGGTGTTGGCGAACATGCCGAGCAGGACGCAGCCGGTGTCGGAGAAGACGCGCATTTCGCGCATCTGACCCTGCCAACTCAGTTTGAGTTGGCAGGTGTCGCTATCGGTGAACTCATCCGCATGGCGGATGTACAGGTTGCGGATACCCTGAGCGGCGTTGGCCTCGGCGTAACCGAGCGCGCGGCCGACCTGCTCGGAGGTCAGCCAGCGGCGGCCGGCGTGGTCGATGACGGACAGCGGAATGCCGTGGAATTCGGCGGGGATGGTGTGGCTCATGGCGACAGTCCTCAGATGGCAGATTCAACCGCCACCCCGCCGCGAAACGGGGTGGCGACCGGAATGCGGGGTTCGCGGACCGGTCTGAGGGCCGGCAGGGCCGAAGCCCTCCCCACACCCGGCCGCCATGGAGGCTGCGCGAGCGCGTGCGCACAAAAAAGCCGCATCCAAAGGACAGCGGCGCCAGTGCGCCTCAGAATCCGGGCCGCGACGCCCGCGCTGCCGTTGATGCGGCAGCGGGCGTACTTTGCGCCCGTTTTGACACTGGCGTCAATACTGAACCGGGTGCTCATCGGCACCCGGCCAGCCGCTCCGCGGCGAGACGCTGATCATCCCGCGCGTGCCGTATCGGCTCTAGAACCGGCTCGCTGTCACCCAGGCGCATGAAGGTCATGTAAACGTCGATCTCCGCCCTCATACCGGCCAGCAGGGCGGTCTTGACCCCCTTGGTGCAGGTCCAGGGCTCGACAGCCTCCAGTTCGCGGACGATCTGCTGCATATCCTTGACGGGGCCGGACAGGCTGATGCGGCTGGTACTGGCGGCCAGTTGCGCGGCATCCGCCCAGCGGGCCGTCAACCGGTCGATCTGCTCGATGGCGGCCTTTTCCTTGGAGCTGGTATAGAAGCCGTACCCGCCGCCGATCAGCACCAGCGCCAGAATGAAACCCGCAATGATCTTCATGGTGACTCCCCTCTATGTGGATCAATCGAACGCCGACACCCGCTTGCCTGGCGGGCAACGGAAGAAGCTGTCCTGCGCGGCCTTCTTGGCCTTTTCCTGCGCACGGGCGATGTTGTCGGGGTGGCGGTACTCGCCCGCCAGCCGGGCGGCTTCCGCATGCTCCGCCCGCAGCCGGTCGCATTCGTCCGGCTCGGACGCGCGCGCCGGGCGGGCATCCAGCTGCTCCTGGGCGCGGGCCTTCGCTGCGTCCCGGATCGTCTGCCTTTCGATGAGATCGGCCGTACGCCGGTCCGCGGCCGCAGCCTCCTCCGGGTTGAATCCGCCGGCGGCCGGCTTGACGGCAGTCGGCGCCGAGTCCGCATAGCACGGGCGATCCGTGATAACGGTCTTGCCGCCTTCCACGCACTTGTACACCTGCGCCTGGGCGGCCGAGGTCGCCAGCAGCGCGGCGGCGAGGATGATGTAGCGTTTCATGGCGTCCTCCATGTCATGAAGAGCGATGATTCTGCCATTATCACGCCGGCCGCGTCCGTGCCATGCGTCATCAAAACAACCCCATCTGCCCGCGCCAGTCGCCCGCGCGCTCGTCGGGCGCGGCCTGGCGGTCGGCCTCCTTGAGCACTTCGAAGAGGCGGCGGCGCGACAGCCCGGTGGCGCGGCACAGCTCCTCCGCGCCGGCGCCGGCGTCGTACCGGGCGCGTATCCAGCGGTCCCGCGCGGCGGCGAAGGCGGCGCGGCAGTTGGGAATCTCCAGGATGCCGCCCCGGTACTCGGCGTAGATGCGGCGTGCGGCGGCGGCGCCGGTGAGCTCGGCCACCTGGGCATAGCGCGCCTCGTCCCGCGGGCGGCCGGCGGCGGGGCAGTAGATGCGCGCGCCGGGCATCTCCCGCACCAGGGCGAACGCGCCGCGCCAGCCGGCGAGCCGCAGGAGGTTCTTCACGGTGGGCGGCAGGTCGCCTTCCAGAATCTGGAGATCCGCTTTCATGGGGGCTAGTTGCCCGCCTTCTTGAACTGCAACGTGCGGTTGAGGGCGCCGACGATGTTGCGCAGGGCCTTCTCGTCGGCGAAGTCGACGCATTCGGCCCAGCCGTTGCGCTTTGCGATGGCATCCGCGTAGCGCAGGGTGTGCACCTGGCCGGTAACCCGGTGCAGCTCGGCCAGCATGGCATCCACCTTGCCGAGCAAGGCTGCACGCTCGGGCGCGGGGGTGACGCGCTTGCGGCCCTGGTAGCCCTGCTGGCCGCGGTTCAGATGGTCGAGCACGGCGTTGAGGTCGGCCAGGGTGCAGTCGGTGAGGCTGCGGTGGCGGCCGGTGACCTGGTAGATGACGGCGCGGCGGGCGTCGTCATCCAGGCCGGCGGCCTTGCAGGCGGCGAAGATGGCACGCTTGCGCGCGGCGATCTGGGCGGCGAGGGGGGCGGATGCGGCCATGTCAGCTTTCCTCCGGGATGTCACCACGGCTGGCACCGCAGTGCAGGCACCAATAGCCCGTATCAGCTTCGGGGCACAGCAGCCAGCGGTGTTCGCACTGTTCCCGCTGCACGCGCTGCTCGATGTTCTCAAGCCGCCGGATGGCGTCGTCGTTCAGATACCGGCGGATGTCGGAGAGCTTGAGGACGATATAGCGCCGCTCCCGGATAAATCGTTCCGGCATCACACACCTCCCGCCAGCACGCGCTGTTGCACGTGCAGCGGCACGCCGCGGTCGGCCATGAGGACGCGCACCTTCTCGTGCTCGGGGTTGGTGCGCAGGATGGCCCGCATGTCCTCGACGAACTGGCGCAGCAGCCAGTCCGTGCGCCGGCAGCGGGCGGGGGCCTGGCGGTACAGGCTGGTATGGGCGTCGATTTCGCGTTTCATGGTGTCACTCCTCGTCGATGGGCATCAGCCACAGCAGCGCGCGGTGCAGGATGGCGATCAAGGTCTCGGCTATCGGGCGCATGGCGGCCTCCGCTGGGTGGGGTGGGACTCGGCTTGCCGGATGGCCCGCGGGGCAGGCCATCGAGCCAGGCGGGTCTAGGGGTTGATGGCGTCGGTGAGGGCCTTGGCGGGGGCGAACTTGACGACGACGCGGGCCGGGATCTGCACCGGCTCGCCGGTCTGGGGATTGCGGCCGGTGCGCGTGATGCGGGCGGAGAGCTTGAGCTTGCCCAGGCCGGGCAGCGTGGCATCGCGGCCGCCGGTGGCCAGGTGCTCGACGATGGCATCGGCCTGCACCTCCAGCACGCGGCGCGCCTGGGTCTCGACTTCGCGCCCATCGGAGAGGCGGTAACGGAAGGGGTTATTCATCACGCCACCTCCTTGCTCTTCGCCTTCGCCTTGCCCTTGCGCTCCTTCGGCTTGTCGTCGTCGCCCTGGCGGCGGATGGCGTCGGCGATCAGGGCCTGGGCGAGCTTCTCCACGTCGGCGGCGCCGATGGTGATGAAGGGGTTGTCCGCGCCGCTGATGCGGTTGATGCCGAGCTTCTGGTGCGCGGCGGCGGGCAGTTGCGCCAGGGCGTCGGCGACCAGGGTTTCTTCGGTGCGGATGAGCAGGTCGGCCTGGGCGGGCAGCAGCGCGCGGATGCGCTTGATGAGGGCCGCGTCGTCGCCCCAGTCGAGGGAGTCTTCCGCCTTGCGGTAGCCGGCGCGCACGCCGTTGACGCTGACGCTGCGGGGTTTCTCGAAGAGCTGCGGGGCGCCTTCCAGCAGGCTCATGAGGGCGCGGTGGGCGGCGGCTTCTTCTTCCGCGGCGGCGTCCATGCCGGCGCGGTGACGGTCGTAGATGGGCTGGATGGCGGCCTTGATTTCGTCATGGCACAGGGCCGCTCGGGCCGTGGTGGCGGTGTGGGCCACGGCGAGGCGGTCGACGGCGGCGCGGATCTGGTCGAGGGTAACGGGGGGGGTCATGGGTCAGGCTCCGATGCGGGTGAGAGGGTGGTCGGCGCCGGGCGCGATGGCGGCGCGGCCGGCGGGGGTGATGCGGTAGCGGTTGGTGCGGGTGGGGCCGGTGCGGCCGGCGCGCTCCACCAGGCCGGCGGCGACGAGGGTGGCGAGTACCCAGCCCCATTGCCCGGTGGTGACATCCGGCCGCAGTGCGGCGAGGCGCGGGGCGTCGAGCTGGCCCGCGTGGTCGAGCGCCCCCAGGGCGATGCGCCGCAGGTGGTTGGCGCTGGCCGCGCTGCGGGCGCGGCGCTTGTCGCGCTCGCGGCTGCGGGCGTTTTCCGCTGGCGGCGGCGGGGCGGCCGCGGCTTCAAGCGCGGCCATGAGGCCGGCGAGCTGGCCGGAGAGGCTGAAGGGGCCGGAGAGGTGGCCGAGGGGGCGGGCAGTCATTGGGCGGCGCCTCCCTGCTGCTGGGCGTACCCGGCCAGCAGCAGGGCGAGGCGGGCGACGGCCTCACGCGGGAGCTGGGTGAGCACGGCGCCGTCGAGGATGTCGAGCGCGCCGTCATCCCACAGCGCGAAGCGGATGGTCATGTCGGGGCAGGCGGCTCCGCTCAGGGAGAGGTCCGTGGCCGGATCGGCGTCGGGGGCGGGCTCGATGCGGTGCGCCGCGTCCGGCTCACCGGCGCCGGCGGCCGGGTCGTAGTAGCAGCAGACCTGACCGCGGCGGCCAGGGCGCTGGATAGTGGCCAGATCGCCGGCCGATACCAGCCTCGCGAGGGTGCGCGAGACGGTGGCCTGGGTCACGCCCAGCATGTCGCCGATGGATTTCGCGCTGATGCCATGGTCGGCGGTGAGGCCGGCGACGATCTGGCGGATGTGGTCGCTCAGCTGGCCGGGCAGCCGGCGCGAGGCGGAGGCGGTCATGGTGGTCCCCTGAGTGGATGCGGGATCGCTGGATACGCCAGCGGCGGAGCCCGCGCGCGCCATCGGCCTGGCCGGCTCGTGAGCCGGCGCGACCGGCCCCTCTTGACCCGCAGGGGCGACCTGCGGTGCTGCATCGGGGGGGGCGGCCGGCTTGCTCAGGTCCGGCCGCGGGTCGCGCTGCGGGTCCGGGGCGGCGGGGAAGCGCCGCGGGCGGACATCCGCGGGGAAGAGCGCGCTGTGTCTGTTGCCCGTCCAGCTGCCGGTCTCGACGTGAATGCCGGTGGGCCAGATGGCGAGCCACATCTCGTCGTCACCGGCGCGCTGGATGCGGGCGGTGGCAATGGCGCGGTGGCGCTGCAGGCGGTCCAGGGCGGCGTCCAGGGTGCCGGGCTCGATGCCCAGCGCCCGGCCCACGTCGGCGGCGCGGGCGGGGGCCTTGCTGGTGGCGCGCTCGATGTGCCGCAGGATGCGGGCGGTGAGCGAGTGCCGGTCCGGGGCGGGGTGCGGGGCGTTCACAGCACCACCCGGCACGGCAGGCCACGGTCGGCGGCGTAGTTGAGCAGGCGCAGGGCGTCGCGGGCAGCGGCGTCCACCCCCCTAGCGGAGACATAGACTTCGGCCCGACTCTCCCCGTCCCCACGCACGACCATCCAGGCACGGTCCGACGGGCCGAATTCGAGCACGGCAGTCACCAGCCGCACCAGGGCATCGAGCAGTTCCGGCGCCATGGCGTTGAGGGTTTCGGCGGGCGCGCTCACGACTGCCCCTCCAGCCAAACGAGGCGCACGCCGTCCAGCACGAGCAGCACGTACACGCCGTGGGCGCCGGTGATGCGGGTGCAGCCGTGCACGGAGGCCGTCAGAACGCGCAACAGGTTGCCGCTGGGGCGGGCGATCCGCACGGCCGTGTGCCCGGCGACGGGCCAGCGGCCAACAAGCTCTTCGTCCAGGACGGTGGCGCCCCAGGAGCGCAGCTTGCGCACGGTGGCGTTGAGCCGGGACAGGCGGTCCAGGGTGTCGGCGTTGAGCACGCGGGGCGGGCGGTGGGCGGCCAGGGGGATGACGATATCGGCGTTCACAGGGTGTCCTCCAGTTGAGCCAGGCCGGGCAGTTCCACCGGAAGCCCGGCTTCGGCGGCGTAAGCGAGGGTGGCGACGGCGTTTCCGATGGCCTCCCGCAGGGCGTCCTTCGGCGTGATGTCGCCCAGGTCGATGCCGTGCTCGCGGCGGTAGTCCTCGTCCTGCTGGACGAGGGCCAGCACCACGGCGCAGAGGTCGGAGAGGATCTCCGGGGCCATGGCGAGCAGCACGCCCAGGGCGAGGCCGCCGGGCTGGACGTTGGCGACGGTGCCGCCGTCGCCATCCACGATGTAGCCGGGCAGGGTCGGGTCGGTGTTGGGGCGGTAGCCCCACGTCAGGCACGGCAAGGGTTGAACAGGGGCAGTCATGCGGTTTCCTCCGGGCGATGGGGGCAGCTCTGGCATGCCTTCCAGAAGCGCATCGCCAGGGGGTTGTGGGTGGGGGCCGCGCCGAGCGCCAGGCGCCGGCATTCGCTGCGCGGCTGGGGCTGGTTGGATGCGGGGCATTCGGCCACTACGTGCAGGCGGTCGATGACCCGGGCGATGAAGGCCGGCGGCACGTGGGGCCGCAGGCCGTTGAGCGCCTGGCTGACGTAGGCGCGGGAGACCCCCAGGCAGCGGGCAACGCGGGTGACACCGCCGCGGCCACCGGCCTGGTTGGCGTCCGCCACGGCCTGGTGCAGCAGGGTCTTCCAGTCGACGGCAGGGGTGGGATCGTTACCGGCCATGATCGGCATCCTCCTCGGTAACGGCGGGCGCCCACACCACGGCCAGCAGGTTAGGGTCGAAGACCACGCGGGTGCGGCACACCATGGGCGGCTTGGGGCCGGTGTTGCGGTCCGGCCGCAGGCGGTAGCGGGCGGGCACGCCGCCGCGGCCGGTGCCGTGGCCCCGCTGGGTGCATTCCAGGTAGCCGGCGGTGGCGAGCGTCTGCAGGTAGTCCTCGGCGGCGCGCAGTGCCACGGTGGCGGTGCTGCTGCTGGCGTGGGCGGCCAGTTCCCGGGCGTTGGTGTCGCCGTTGCCCAGCATGCGCAGCGTGCGCCACATCTGTTCCTGGGCCAGCCCCTGGGTGACGCGGCTGCCGTCCTTGCGCACGCGGGGGGCTTCGATGCCTTCGTCGCGCGCCAGGCGGTAGCGCTTGCGGCCGCGGGGCCCGGGTTCGATTTCCGCAAGCTGGACGATGCCGGCGCGCTGCAGGCATACAACGTAGGTGCGGGTGGTGGCCGCATCCACGGTGCCGCCCAGCTCCCGGTTGATCCGGGTGGTATCGACGATGTCGTCGATGCACCAAAGCTCGCGGCCGCCGCGATCGCGGATGGCCGCCCAGATGCGCTGGCGCGGGGAGAGGCCGCCGCGCAGTTCGGTGACGGGCTTACGCGGCATGGTCGGCCTCGCCGATCATGATGCATACGAATAGCTGCATCTCACACCCCCCTGCGCGGCGCGTCGCCGGTATAGAGCGGGCGATCGCCCCAGGTGCCGAGGTCGACCGCGCCCCAGCCTTCCACCGCGGCGGCCTCGGCGATGGCGGCGAGGTTCACCGCCACCCGGCGCACGCTGCCGCCGGACAACTTCACCAGGCGCTCCAGCAGATCGCCGCGCACAGCCACGTCCGGGCAGTAGATCGGCACCAGGGCGGCGGCGTCGGTCAGGCTCACCGGCTGCGCCGGAATCCAGCTCAGCACGCGGCTGTGGAAGCGCTCCCACTTCTTGAGCTTTTGCGGCAGCAGCTCCTCGCCCAGCAGCAGGATGGGCGCGGCGCCGCCGCCCTCGTGCAGGTCGCGCACCAGCTCGACCATGGAATCCGAGCGCACGCAGTAGTCGAACTCGTCGATGATCAGCATGCGGCCGCTGGCGGCGAGCTGGGTGCACGCCTGGTCGAGCATGGCCGGGATGGTGCCGTGGGGCTTGATGCTCATCTCGATCAGCACCTTTTCCAGCAGCGTCTTGCGCGTCCAGGCGCTGCGCATCTGCACGAAGTAGGCGCGGGTCTCGTTGGCCACGGCGTTGGCGGCCGTGGTCTTGCCGTAGCCGGCCGGGCCGTACAGCGCAGCCAACCCCGGCAGGCCGGCGGTGCGGATGGTGAGGCGCTCGACCGCGATGCGGACGAGTTCCAGGTTGTGGATCTGGGCGGTCTGGGTCATGATCGGCGTGCCTTGTTTCCTGTGGTGGGTTTCGGGGCTGGCCGGCTGCTTGTGCCATCAAGCGCGCCGGCCGTTTTCATTCAGCCGACCTTGCGCAGGAACATCCGTCCCTGCGCAGAGGTCAGCCAGCTCTTCATGAAGCGGAAATCAACGTCCGCCAGGGGGTCACCGCGCTCGAAGGCTTCCTTCAGGGCGCGCCACTCGGCGTAGTTCTCCGCCGCGCTGCGCTCGGAGCGGGACTTCCGGATGGCCGGCGCAAGCTCGGTCACTTCGGCCGCCGCTGTCGGCAGGCGGGTGGCGGACACCACCCGGCCGCCGATCACCATCTGCCCCGCCACTGCGGGGGCGCGTGCGTCTGCGCGGGCTGCCTGGCCGGCCGCGTCGATGGCGGCTGTGGTGTGCGCCGGCCCGCGGACCGGCATGGTGGCCAGCTTTCCGGCACTCGCCGCACGCTCGCGCAGGATCTCGGCCACGATTTCCTTGGCACCCGCCTTGCGGGCGGTACGCTTGAGGACGGCTTTTTCTTCCCGCACCACACGCCGCTGCACGGCCTTGGCCGCGGCGGCGATCTCGGCCGGGGAAATACCGGTCAGATCGGGGCAGACCGCCACGCAAACAAAGGTGCCTTCGTCGTCAAACACGAACACCCGGCCCACGTCAGCCACGTCCTGGCGCACCGCGAAACGCGCGCCCACGTTGTAGGCGCCGAGCTCCGGCGCGATGTAGTCATGGCGGTTGATGCGGATGCCCTTCTTTTGGAGGCTGAAGTAGCCGTCCCGTCCTGCGAGCGGCATCAGCAGCACGTCCAGCACGCGCTCGTCTGCGATGCGCGCCACGGGCTCAGACCAGCTCGCAGCCACCTCGAAAGGTGTGCGGCCGTCTAGCCCGGCGTGCGGGTTGTGCGCATAGACGTTGTCGGTCCACTCGTCGCAGAAGGCCTGAAATTCGGTGGCCGTCATGCGCACTTCGAGTACGCCGTCTTTCTGGAATAGGCGCTCGCTGAACGAGGCGCGGGCCTCCAGTTCCTTGCGCTCGGCCACGTTGTGGCCGATGTAGCCCGGCAGCAACTCCACCAGGTCGTGATTGAAGGTCTTAAAGAAGCGCTCGATGTGGGGTTTCTGCCAGCCCGAGAACGGCGCACACAGTTCTGGATCGGTGCCGATGGCATGAAAGAGCGTCTGCAGGTAATGAGCGCAGTAGTCCGAGCCGTTGTCGTGCTTCACGCGCTCGACCCACCCCCAGTCCGTCAGCGCACGGCGCACCAGTGAGCCGATGGCGGCCGATTTGCTGGTCTTCGCCACGAGCAGCTTTCCGCGGCGGGTGAACACATCCAGCGCGCCCAGCACCGCATAACGCGCCGTGCCCGAGGCCGCGTCCGGGTCTAGCAGCAGCACGTCGCCCGGCGTGGAATCCAGCTCCCAGCGGTAGTTCGGGCGCACTACGTCCTCAGACGCGTCCCCGAAGGCCAACATCTGCTGATTCTTCCACCTGTCCGGGTTGCGCAGCGCCAGGTACGCGCTGGCGCGCTCCTTCAGCCAGGCCAAGCGGAAGCGGCGGATCGCATCCACGTCGGGACGCGCCAGCAGTCCCTCGGCCTGCGCCGCCTTGAGGCTGGCGGTAACGGGGGCGAGCCGTGTGCCAAAACGCGCGCTGATCGCCTCGGCAATCCGCTGATCCTTCACATGGGGGAACTCCACCAGGAGGCCCACCACCAACTCACGGATCTCCGGCTGGTCCTCGATCTTGCCGTGGCCCGCCTTATCCCGGCCGTCCTTCTCGTCCAGCAGCGCCGCCAGCCCCGTGGCGGCAAAACCATCGACCCAGCGCCGCAGGTTGCGCCCGGAGAGCTTGCGCACGGACTCGCAGGTATCCGGCGAGCACGCCGCGCCGGCCGTGGCGCAGTAGCTGGCCGCGAACCCGTTGAGCGCCTTGTTGCCGTGGCGCTGCCCCTCGGCGGCGATCCAGCGCTGGTACGCCTGCACGATCTCCAGCCGTGCCTGCATGCGCTTGACTTGGTTGGCGGTGAGCTTCGGCCACCGCCGCAGGATTTCGATGCCGGCGCTCCGGCGGTTCAGGAGGGCGTCCACCCGCACCTGCTCGGCCGCCGTGGCCAGTTCGGCCCCTTTGAGCCTGCCGGCGCGAGCGACTTCTTCCAGCATCCTCTGCGCCGCCTCGCAGTCGGCCGCTTGGCCGGCGGCCACCGCCGCGTGCTGGATGCGCGTGGCGCGCGCCTTGACGGCTTTCTGCACGCCCTTCGGCAGAGCGGCCGAGTCGTACAGGCGACGACTGCCACCGCGCACAATCTCGGTCTCGAAGGGCCAGGCCTCACGCGCTGCGCGCTGCGCGACCGCCTGTTTCGACACACCCAGAGCATCCGCGACCTCGGCCAGTGTCACGCGCGTACTCATGCCTGCTCTCCCAGCAGCTTCTTCAGCGCCCGCTCCTGACGGGCCAGTTCGTCACGCATCTGCGCCACCCGGCCCAGTTGCGCCTCCAGCGCCTCGCGCCCAACGGACAGGCGCGCCCCGCGCAGATCGGCATACCAAGCGCCCAGCTCGTGGGTTTCGAGCGCCGCCTCGAAGGCAGGGGCGTACTCAAACGGGAAGCGCCAGGCGTCGCGGCTCTCGGCCGTCCAGGAGTCGAGCTGATGCTTGCTGATGTGGTCGCCCGTCAGCTCGCTCATGCGTGCGGCCACGTCGTGGCGGGACAGCGGACTGCGCTTGAGCAGGTCCGACAGCAGCCCGCGCAGCGCCGGCCCCACGGCCAGCGCGCCGGGGATCGGGCGCACCGGCGCCGGCACCTCGAACAGATCCGGCGTCAGCAGGTCGGCCGCGCGGCGCATCTCAGTTGCCCGCCCAATGCTTGGCACGGCGACCCCGGGAGCGAGCAACCCAGCGGCGGGATTCAGCCAGCCCACGGACTTCACGGATGCGGCACTCGAACCCTGCGCCCACGAAATAGCCGCCATACAGACCGCGATGGACCCCATGACGTCACGCAGTCGGTTGTAGCGCCGCAGGCCGACCCGGTATCGATGCACGCGGCCGTCCGCTCGGGTGATCGTCACAATGGCGCCACCGGTGATGCGGCGAGCTTTGACCGCGTCGAGCGCGGCGGGAGTAGTGGCCGTGCTCATGTCTACGCCGCCTCCCTGCTATTGCCATTGCGTTGGCAACCCAGCGCGGTAGACTGGGCACTCCTGCGCATGCCGCGCAGCCCGCGCAGGCGGGGCGTGCCGTCCTTGAAATACCGGCTCGGCCAAATCCGCTGCACGGGCACGCCGATCGCCTCGGCGATGCGCTTCTCGTTCAGCGGGTAGCTGCGCAGGAAGGTGTGGGAAAGCGGAGAAGACGAAGACAGGCCGTGATGCGCCGCCAGGGCGCGCAGCGTCCATCCCTTCTTCTCCAGAGCGGCCTTAATGTCGGCCGGGTGCCAGTCCTGTTGGCTGGCTTTTTTCGCGGATGCGGTTGCCAT